AATTCATCGCCGCTGTAGCGGGCTTGCTCGATCAAGAGGCGCACCGGGAGGGCGCGATAGTGTGTGCGGTCGTGTGTCATTGTCATTGTCATTTGCTCCTTTTGCTTTGATGGTTGCGGCTTAGTTTGGTTGGTATGGGACAATGCGCCACGCGTACCATTTGTTTTGTTTCTGTAGCGCGGCGGCGCTTTTCTCCATATTATTGCGCCCGGCCGCCCACATGGTAAGCGAACTATCGCGCCATACGCGCGCGTTAGGGTCTGGCAGGTATTGCAACCGGATGTGCGTTGCGTCGGTCATGCTGCAATGCTCCAATAATTGCCGGCGGCCCATTCCGCCTCTGTGTCGGTCATGATGAGGTGCGCCACGGCCGCGCGGTCGGCAGGCGTGAACATTTTATGCCATTTGTCGCCGGGTCCGCCGTGGTCGCGGACATAACAGCGCGCGGCAGTTTCCACAGCATAGATCATACCTTTGCGCGCTAGGGCGGCGTCATAGACGCCCTTGGCACGCTTACGTTCATATAGCTTGAACGTATATTCGGCTTCGCGCCATGCGTCGGCGCAGTTGGACATATAAAAGTAAAGTTCGCGCGCGGCTTCGGACGGCTCGGCGGGGTGAAAGAATAAATTAGTCATGATCGTTTGCTCCTGTGGCCTATCTCATCAGCGATAGTGGGCCATGCTATCGGACAGGCGGTCGCATAGACCGCCTGTTTCGAATATCAGCGTTCGATCATGGCGAGACGCTCACGCCATGCGTCGGCAGCGCCTTGCGCCTCTGCGTAGGATGATCGAATAGGCATAAGCACCCCAAAGCAATCTGCGGTATGCCCAAATGTGATGGGCGTCGGCTGGTCGCCATTGTGATGGATTTGGCATGGCAACACAGACGCTTTTTTCTTTCCAGCCAACAGATCGCCAATCTTGCCAAAGTCTGCGACGTAGGCAGGATTAAATTGCGCTGGCACTTGCGTCGGCTCTTTTTCCGGCATGGCGCGACGCCAATCGGGGAAAGTGCCGTCAATCGGTCGGCATGAGACAACACCGACGCGCGTCTGCGTGATCTCGATCACATCGCCTTTATATCCATTCAAAGCCTGTTTGATTGCGTCGCGCGGAATAATCCAGCCGTCGAATGGCGCTTGATCGCCTAGGTCGATCTGCGCGCAGAACAGGCGATGGCCGTCTGTGGACACGATAAAGCCTTTAGGGTCCACATAGACGCCGTTGAGATAGTAGCGCGCCTGTTCCGTAGACGCGCAGATCAGTGCCGCTTTGAGATAGGCAGTTGGGATTGTGAGAATTGCGTAATTGTCGGTCATTGTCATTTACTCCTTATTTTGAGTTGCGGATTGCGTCGGCGACTGCGTAAATCGCCAGTATGATGCCGAAAGTCAGCAGGGCGTGGAATAGATAATAAGTCATGCGTTGCTCCTTAGTAACTACCCTCAAACTACAGACTTTGAGGTTAGCGTCAAGCGTTATTTGAGGGTAAAATAAAAATAGTCATCCATTTTGCCCAAATAGCCTAACTTTGACTATTTTCGCAGCAAGATTTGTTGCGGCATTTGATGGTGTGTTAGGCGAGCAATACGGTTGGGTAGTTTTTTGGGCGGTTTAGGCGCGCGGTTAGGCTATAAAACATTTGAGGATAGCCTAAATTTAGGGGCCGTTTTGCGCGGGCTTGAGGACCGGTTAGGCTATTTAGGCTATTGGATATGTCTTAAATTTAAAAAAAAGTGTTAGTTAAGAATGAGAATCAATAGCGCATAAATTCTGGCGACTGTAAGTTGATGACCTAAATAGCCTAAATAGCCTAAACCGGGTCGCCCTGTGATGACACGCAAAAGAATTCCCGGTCGCCCTGTGATGACTTTGAGGGGAATACTTTGAGGTTAGCCTAAATGACCCAGACTTTACGTTAACGTAAACCAAGCTGGCACAAAACAAAACGCGCGCAATCGTCGCGCCCATAAAATGGTTTCGCATAGCCTAAACCGCCCAACGCAAATGACCGCGCCCAAATCCTGCGCAGAAATGTTAATGCTTTTTGCTGGCAGCTTGCGAGGCCGGGGGGTGGGGGCCGAGCGCGGGGTGACTGTCACGGGCTGGGTACGCAAACAATTTTTGCAGAAAAATATTTTTGAAATTTTTTATTTTTTATTTTTTATTTTTTATTTTTTAAAAAACCGCTGTCCCATCCCGACAACGCAAATGGCTTTTCAGTATATAGTCAAGGTCGGGGGAGGCGCGGCGGCATATTCGGGGTGTGTCGTCGCGCCACTTGCATCCAAGACCAAATGCAACTATTATGCTGCGCATGACATTCTATTCCCTGCCGTTCACACCGGAGCGCCCACAGGCGACTGAGGCGCGGTTAGAAAAAATATACGAAGCTGCAAAGTTCGGCCTGAAGGGCGACAGCCTTGCGCTGGCCTCTGGCTTGACCCCAGCGCAGTACCGCCGTCTGGCAGAGTTCGACCCGCTGGTGGAGATGGCCGAGCAAAAGGGCCGCGCTGAGGGCGAGTACGTCGCGGCTAAGACCCTGCACGCGGCAGCCGCTGACGGCGACAGCAAAGCTGCCCTTGAGATACTTAAGCATCAGCACGGCTGGAAAGCAGCGCAGTCTGTAGAGATCACAGTTGAAGGCCAAATTTCCGTAATTGCAGCTTTGGAAAAAGCGCAAAAACGTGTTATAGAAGGTATCTATTCGGAAGTGGAGGACGCGCCAACGTCCTCCGCCTTCCTAACCGACCAACAAAAAGGACTTGTTGATGGCTACGACTTTACTAACGCAAAAACACCTGAAAAGTCTACTGACGTATGACGCCGAGACAGGTGAGTTTCGCTGGCGCATAAAACGGTCTAACCGCGCGCTAAAAGGCAGCATAGCGGGCTGCGCAGACAAATATGGCTACATAGTCATCCGCATCGACAATACGCTGTATAAAGCCCATCGTTTGGCGTGGCTTTACGAATATGGCGCCTTTCCATCTAAAAACATTGATCATATCAATCAAAACCCCGGCGACAACCGCATCGCTAACCTGCGTGAAGTAAACCAGCACGAGAATAACCAAAACCGACGCGTGCAGCGTAGTTCGCGGTCTGGCGTCACAGGCGTTTCGTGGAACACCGCGCATGGACGCTGGCAGTCTCGCATATGGGTGCGCGGTCAATGTATTGGCTTAGGGATGCACGAAACAAAAGAAGCTGCTATTGTAGCCCGCGCTAACGCCGAACGACGACTATACCCGTACAGGAACACGTATGCAGACGCCTAGATACAGTGCACAGGATGAAACCGAACTTATGGCGCGTCTTTGGACGCCCCACATAAGCAATGACCCGCTTGCGTTTGTATTGCTGACATTTCCGTGGGGTGAAGAAGGGACGCCACTCGCGCGTCACTCTGGCCCCCGCAAATGGCAGCGCGATATTTTGGCAGACCTGCGCGATCACATTAAAGCGAACAACGGCAAGGTTGATTTTGATACGTTTCGGATGGCGGTGGCGTCAGGACGCGGGATTGGTAAGTCGGCGCTAGTTAGCTGGCTTGTCATCTGGATGATGTCTACCCGAATCGGTGGGTCTGTGATTGTATCAGCTAACTCCGAAGCGCAGTTGCGGTCTGTTACTTGGGCCGAAATTACAAAATGGTTAGCTATGTCGTTGAATAGCCATTGGTTTGAGATAGCCGCTACGCGTATTATGCCCGCTAAATGGCTGACCGAAATCGTAGAGCGCGAATTGCGAAAGGGCACACGCTATTGGTCTGTTGAAGGCCGTCTTTGGTCGGAAGAAAACCCCGACGCGTATGCTGGTTTACACAATGAAGATGGCGTTATGCTGATATTCGACGAAGCAAGCGGTATTCCAGACAGCATCTGGTCGGTTAGTGATGGCTTCTTCACGGAGAATACGCCGCATCGCTTCCATCTGGCGTTCTCCAACCCGCGTCGCAACACGGGTTACTTCTACGAAACGTTTAACTCCAAGCGGGCGTTCTGGCGCACACGCAACATCGACGCGCGCACAGTCGAAGGAACCGACAAGAACGTCTATCAGCGCATCATCGACGAGTATGGGGCTGACAGCTACCAAGCCAATGTTGAAGTTTATGGACAGTTTCCAAGCGAAGGCGATGATCAGTTCATCGGTGTCAGCTTGGTCGATGACGCCATGCGGCGCCCCAAGCACAAAGACAACTCAGCGCCCATCGCAATCGGTGTTGATCCGGCACGCTTCGGCAGCGACGCGACCGTCATCGCCATCCGACAGGGGCGTGACATCGTCGAGATACGCCGCCTGCGCGGTGCGGACACGATGGAAGTCGTCGGGCACGTCATTGAGGCTATTGAAGAGTTCAACCCGGCCATCACCGTGATCGACGAAGGCGGGCTGGGCGCAGGCGTCGTAGATCGGCTAAAGGAGCAGCGGTACAAGATCAGGGGCGTCAACTTCGGCAATAAGGCCATGAAGCAACTCATGTACGGCAACAAGCGTGCGGAGATGTGGGGCGCGATGCGGGAATGGCTCAAAGATGCCCACCTGCCCAACGATAGGTTCCTGAAGTCGGACCTGATCGGGCCGCGCATCAAGCCTGACAGCAAGGGGACGATCTTCCTCGAAAGCAAGAAGGATATGAAGGCCCGCGGGCTGGCCTCACCGGACGCCGCAGACGCCATCGCGGTGACGTTCGCGTTCCCGCTGGCAAGCAGAGAAGCGCGCGTTGACAAGAAGCGCGTAGGGGCGTATTCTTCAGGTGGAATTGCTACATCTTGGATGGGGTCGTAATGCCCGATAAGAAAAAGTCCGTATCGCTGGCTGTTGGACGCGGTGAAAAACTGCCCGTGTCCAAAGGCGCGGGGCTGACTGCTAAGGGCCGTGCCAAGTATAACGCTGCTACAGGCTCCAAACTGAAGGCGCCAGCACCCAACCCGAAGACAAAAGCTGATGCAGGGCGCAAAGCGTCGTTCTGCGCACGCATGGGTGCTGTTGCTGCCAAGGCTAAGAACGGCGAACGTGCTAAAGCTAGTCTGAAAAGGTGGAAATGCTCATGAAACCGGGTCTATACGCCAACATTCACGCTAAAAAAGCCCGCATAAAGGCTGGATCAGGCGAAAAAATGCGCAAACCGGGCACCAAGGGGGCACCAACCGCTAAAGCGTTCCGCGATAGCGCCAAAACAGCTAAGAAAGGCAAGTAAATGGCTATGAAACCCAGTGGATTTAAGCCGATGCGGGGCAAAAGCCTCACGATGAAGATCGGCCCAGCCAAACCAATGCCTAAGCCAGCCAAACCGCTGTCTAAAACGGCGGCTGCACCGGCTAAACCAGCCAAGTACGGCATTGCCGCACCCGTCACACCCGGCAAACTAGCCCGTTCGCCTGAGAAGGACGATGTGTTGATGGCACGCCGCGGCCCCGACATCATCCGCACGACCGTGCGTGAGCGCACGACACCGGCTAAAAAGGGCAAATAACCATGCCTTTGGTAAAATCGACCAGCAAGCCCGCGTTTCGCAAGAACATAAAGGCTGAAGTAAAAGCTGGTAAACCCATCAAGCAAGCCGTAGCTATTGCCTATTCGGTCAAGCGCGAAGCTGCCAAGAAGGGCAAAAAGAAGTAAGCTATGCGATTTAAGCCTCTCAGCAACTGCATTCTGGTGGAACGCGACACGGCGGAACAGACCGGCAGCATCATCTTGCTTAGTCAAAAGCCGATGTACACTGGCGTCATCAAGGCTGCTGGCCCCGGAAAGAAGCTGACTAACGGTAATCTTGAGCCTATGGATGTCGAAGTAGGTGACCACATCATGTTCGGTGAGTATACTGGTCAGCCTGTAACCGTAGACGGCGTAGAGTATCTGATGATGCGCGCCAATGAAGCGATAGGTGTACTTTAATGGCCGATCCAACAGGCATCAACACGGCAGGTAAAGTCGCAAACGTAGGGTCTAACCCTGCGAAATCGTCGTCACGCGACGACGACAAGATGGCGACCATGCGCAGCCGCCTGACAATGGCGCAGGCTGCGTACTCAGACAGCCGCGAAGATGAACTGGACGATCTGCGCTTCATGGCAGGCAGCCCTGACAACCAGTGGCAGTGGCCAGCCGACGTGCTGGCGACCCGCGGTGCGGTGCAAGGCCAAACGATCAACGCGCGGCCCTGCCTGACCATCAACAAGCTGCCCCAACACGTGCGTCAGGTGACGAACGAGCAGCGTCAGAACCGCCCGAGCGGCAAGGTCATCCCCGCGGACGATAATGCTGACGTGCAGGTCGCAGAGGTGTTCAACGGCGTCGTGCGGCACATCGAGTACATGTCGGACGCCGACGTGGCTTACGACACAGCGTGCGACAATCAGGTCACGTACGGCGAAGGCTACATCCGCCTGCTGACCGAGTATTGCAACGAAGAGAGTTTCGATCAGGACATCCGCATTGGGCGCATTCGGAACGCGTTTAGCGTCTACATGGACCCGACGATCCAAGACCCGTGCGGTGCTGACGCTGAATGGTGCTTCATCACTGAAGACATCCTCAGAGACGAATATGAGCGCATGTTCCCAGACGCGTCGCCCATCTCGACGCTGTACAGCCAAGGCGTCGGCGATCAGGGCTTGTCGTCATGGATACAAGAAGACACGATCCGCATCGCGGAATACTTCTACTATGTCTATGAGCGCGCGACGCTGCACCTGTACCCTGACAACCAGACCGCGTTCGCTAACACGCCGCAAGACAAGCAGCTTATGGCCATGTTTGGCCGTCCCATCCGCAGCCGTGAGGTAGACCGCAAAAAGGTCATGTGGATGAAGACTAACGGCTTTGACGTGCTCGACGAGCGCGAATGGCCGGGCAAGTGGATACCTGTCGTCCGTGTGATCGGTAACGAATGGGAAGTTGAAGGCCGTCTGTTCATCTCCGGCCTTGTGCGCAACGCTAAAGACGCACAGCGCATGTACAACTATTGGACAAGCCAAGAGGCCGAGATGCTGGCCTTGGCCCCCAAGGCGCCGTTTATCGGCTATGGTGGGCAGTTCGAAGGCTATGAAATGCAGTGGAAGACTGCAAATACGACCAACTGGCCGTATTTGGAAGTCAATCCCGACGTAACGGATGGCGCTGGCAGTGTCTTGCCCCTCCCGCAGCGCGCTCCGCCACCGTTGCCTCAGACGGGCCTCATACAGGCCAAAATGGGGGCTGCTGACGATATTAAGGGCACCACAGGGCAGTATGACGCATCTTTGGGTGCGCAAGGCAATGAGCGGTCTGCAAAGGCCATTGTAGCCCGTGAAAAACAGGGCGATGTTGGTACGTACCATTACGTTGACAATCTGGCCCGTGCGATCCGTCACATCACACGCCAGATCGTCGATCTGATCCCGAAGATTTACGACACGCAGCGCATCGCCCGCATCATTGGCGTCGATGGCGAAGTTGAGATGGTCAAGTTTAACCCGATGCAGCCGGAACCCGTCAAGGAAGTCCGCGACATGCAGACGGGCGCGCTGATCGAAAAAATCTACAACCCCGGCGTCGGTACGTACGATGTGATGGTCACAACGGGTCCGGGCTACATGACCAAGCGTCAGGAAGCCCTCGACGCCATGAGCCAGATTTTGCAGTCCAACCCGCAGCTTTGGACGGTTGCAGGCGATCTGTTCATTAAGAACATGGATTGGCCCGGCGCGCAGGAAATGGCCGCACGGTTCAAGAAAATCCTTGACCCCAAGGTGCTGTCAGAAGGCGATCAGTCGCCTGAACTGATGCAGGCGCAGCAACAGATCGAAGCGATGACGCAGGAACTGAACCGCGTCACGCAGATCATGGAGAACATCCAAGACAGCGCCGAGCAGCAGAAGCTGTCGATTGATGAGTTTGAAGCGCAGGTTAAGGCGTACGACGCTGAAACCAAGCGCATCACGGCCATGCAGAACAGCATGACGCCGGAGCAAATTCAGGACATCGTGATGGGGACCATTGCAGCCGCGCTCGACACAGGCGATCTGATTGGTGAGGCACCTGAGATGCGCGAGATGCCTGAAATGGAAGCTCCAGAAGCACCTGAACAACCTGAAATGGCCCCTGAAGCCCCCGAAGCACCCGAAGGAATGATGTAATGAAAGCCGCTGAATTTGTAGGGATGTTTTTTCTGGCGCGCGATGTTACGCATTCGGTGCATCTGAACACGCGCAGCTATGCCAAGCACGTCGCGCTCAACGAATTTTACGACGCCATCGTCGATTTGGCGGATAAATTTGCAGAGGCATATCAAGGCAAATACGGCCTCATCGGCCCGATTGCGCTCATGTCAGCCAAAAAAACTAGCAATATCGTCGAATTTCTGCAAGATCAGGCTGACGAAATTGAAAAAGTGCGCTATGATGTTGTCGATAAGGAGTGCACGCCACTTCAGAATATCATCGACGAGATCATGGGTCAGTATTATTCGACGCTGTACAAACTGAAATTCTTGGCGTGAGGCTATTATGGAACTTTTGAACCCACTGAGTAAAACCGACTATCCGTCCTATTCGGTCGCCTATACGGGCACCGCAGGCAATACGACTGCATGGCTGCCCGGCCCGCAGGGCGTTGTGATCTGGTCGGATCAGGCTTGCTACGTCGAAGTCGGCGTTGGTGCTGTGGCGACAACCGCCAGCACACCGATCCCGCCGTTCACGCCTATTCCGTTTGCAGTTCCGCTGAACACAACCGGCGCTCCGTGGCGTGTTAGCGCCATTCAAGTTTCGACCGGTGGCACCGTGTACTGCAAACCGATCAATAAGAGTTAAGTTATGGGTTTTGCAGGTGCCCTTGCTAACGGTATCGCGCTCGGATTAGGAAGCATTATCAGCTTCTTGTCTGGATACGCAGACGCAACCGTGCAAAGTAATCTGCTGACTGAAAACGGTGACAACCTCGTCCAAGAGGACGGCGGTTTGTTGCTTTTGGAGTAGATAAATGGCTGACTTGAAAATCTCTCAACTTACAGCGGTTACTACTCCGCTGGCGCTCACAGAAGAACTGCCTGCGGTGCAAAGTTCTACGACCAAAAAGGTCACTGTGCAGCAAATGCTGACCGGCGTAATCGTGACGGAAAGCACCACTTCGCGCACACTGTCTGCAACGGATAACGGTAAAGTAATCTACTGCACAAACGGGTCGGCCACAACGATCACATGTGCTGCCGGTCTTGGCGCGGGCTTTAACGTCACCATCATTCAGGGCGGCGCGGGCAAAGTCACTGTCGCGGCTGGCGGTCAAACATTGGTATCATACTCATCGCTGTTCAGCACGATGGGGCAGTATGCAGTCATTTCTCTCATTTGCCCGGTCGCCAACACGTTTGTAGCGGCGGGTAATCTCGGAGTTTAATACATGTCGGTTAATCCATCCCCTATCGGCGGTTACGCAGGTCAGTTCTTCGACAACAACGGCGTAATCTTGTCGGGGGGTAAGATTTACACCTATGCGGCTGGTACGACCACACCGCAGGCGACGTACACGTCCGCTGCGGGCGTTACGCCGCACGCCAACCCAATCATATTGGACAGCGCCGGACGTGTACCGGGCGGCGAGATTTGGTTGACCGACGGCCTTGTTTACAAGTTTGTCATCGAGACCTCGACGGCCATCCTGATTGGCACGTACGACAACATCACGGGCGTCAACTCCAACTTCGTCAACTACACGATCCAAGAAGAAGTCATCACGGCCACCGCTGGTCAGACCGTGTTTAACTTGTCTACAATCAACTATACGCCGGGCACCAACTCGCTGTCAGTCTACATCGACGGCGTAAACCAGTACGTTGGCGACAGCTATTTGGAAACGGATAGCAACACCGTGACGTTTACGTCCGGCGTACACGTCGGCGGCGAAGTAAAGTTTACTACGGCGGTCCAAACCACCACAGGCGCGGTAAACGCCAGCATCGTAGTTTATGATCCTCCTTTTACAGGCGGCGTTTCTACCGATGTCGAAAATAAGCTCTCTCAGTTTGTTTCGATTAACGACTTCGGCGGTGTTGGCGACGGAACAACCGACGACACTGCTGCTGTTCAGGCCGCCGACGCTTGGGGCGCGCATACATACAGCCCTGAAGGCACTTACGACACAACGCTTGCATCGACCGCTATCACTGGCCCTTATTGGGGTTCAGGTCAAATCCGCGACACCAGCAACAACAAGCGCGGTCCTTGGTTCTCTGCAGTTACAGCAGCGCCTTCACCCCAAGGCAACGACGCTAGTATTGAGACCGCTTTTAACGGTGACTTAGCGCATACCCAAATTGCTATGGAGCACCGGATAACGGGCACTGCTACCCTTGGCCAACCAACCACAGGGTATAAATACACGCCAGAAGCATATCCTTATTATGGGTATCTCTATAATTCTTCCGGGTGGAACCAAGGCACGGCGACCAATGTTGGTCGAACCGCAGCGGCATTTTTCCGTGTTAAAGTGGATAATTACGGACAAGGCGATGCCGTCTGCTACAACGGCACCGCGTTTGTATCAGGAACACGCGCTGGCTCTACAAATTGGTTAGCCAATCCCGCCGCAAGCCTGTTTAATGGAGATATGACTGGCGGCGCAGATGGGGTCTATCTAAATCCGAGAGAATTGTCGTTGCAGGACAACGGATATGACGTTGCCTGCATAGGCGATGTTATAAATCTTATCCGCACAAACGACACCGGCGCAAAGTCTACCGTTTGGACTGGCTACCGCGTACAAAGCACGGGCGGGACGCCTGTTAACAACATCATGGCGGCAACTGGGTCGTTTAACACCGGCATTGATTTTTCAATGTCTGGTCTTGATTTCGGAACAAATAAAGCGGCCATTTCGCTTAAACGGAATGATCGCATTTATTTTAATAACGCAGCAACTGCATCTGGCAATTTAGACGCCGATTGGGCCACGACCGTTTTTAACGGCGACTATTTAACTTATAGTGACACAATCAGCGGTTTGATTTTTGTTTTGGGCGGGAGCGCACGGCTTCAAATTACCACTGCTCAAGTCACTGTCGATCAGGCTCGTCTTACCGCAACCAATCGAGTTCAGTTCACCGCGTTAGGTAACTATGCCAACGATGCTGCTGCTGCGGCTGGCGGCGTTAATGTCAACGAACTTTATCGCAACGGCTCTGTCGTGCAAATCCGCGTAGTATAAAGGTGATCTATGGATAATCTTAACACCGCATCTGACCGCATGGTTGAAGCCCAATCCAACGGAAATGTGCATTCGCTTCGCAATCCATCCTGCGTATTGCCGGATGCTATTGTCCAGCAATTTTTGCTTGATGTTATTGAGCAAACTTCTTTTCCGGGTAAACTTACCGAACATGTTTCGGCTGTAAAGCATATGCTTCGCACGGCTCAGATCGCAGGTTAAACTAATGATTACGCCAGCCTACTCCCCGACAGCAACTGAACGAGTTCTTCCAAGGCTGGCGCTTGATTTTACCACCGCGTCTTTGGACAGCCGAGTGACTGTTACGCGAGCAGCAAATACGGCTACGCGCATAAACTCTAGCGGAGCCGTTGAAGTCGTAAACGCTAATCTTCCGCGATTTGATTTTGATCCATCAACACTCGTGTGCAAGGGGTTGCTAATTGAAGAAGCCCGCACAAACAGCCTTACCAACAACACAATGGTAGGTACTGTAGCTGGCTCCCCCGGAACCGCGCCTACTGGTTGGTTTCCCACTTCTACCGGCGGCGTATTTACGCGCACTATTGTTGGCGTCGGCGTTGAAAACGGAATTGCGTACATTGATATTCGCTATCAAGCATCGGGTTCAGGAAACGCCAGCGTGCAACCTATAGGCGGTACTACAGTTGCCGCGTCTAATGGGCAGACTTGGACGTATTCTTCGTATGTAAAATTGGTAGGTGGAACCCTAACCAATGTCACCGTCAATGATACCTTAGGTGAAAATAGCGCCGCGGGCGCATTTTTGGCGGCTGGCGATAGCGCCAACTATGTACCTACGACGGCGTCTCTTATTTCACAGCGTCGAGCATACACACGCACAAATACAAACGCATCTACTGCATATGTATACTCTCGCACCAGAATTGCTTTTTCTGGGGCTGGCGACGTTACGTTGCGGTTTGGGCTTCCTCAGCTTGAACTCGGCGCTTTTGCTACGTCAGTTGTACAAACATCAACAGCCGCCGTAACACGCAATGCCGACGTTGTGACGATGACAGGCACAAACTTTAGCAGTTGGTTTAACGCTAGTGAAGGCGCGTTTAACCTTTGGGCAAATGTTTATGAAGACGCGTCTCGCACAATGCTAGAGTTAAGCAAAACGGGGTCAGGTTATGCCGAGCTTTTTGTTATGGCGCGTGAAGCCAGTTTAGATCGTTGGCAAACAGAAGCAGTGGCAGGCGGCGCAACTCAGTCTGTCTTAAATCCGTCTCCAAATACGTTTACCATTAACGCCAATCATAAATGCTCATTTGCGTACAAAAGTGCTAGTTATGCAGCAGCCGCCGACGGCACTACAGTGGCAACTTCAACTGGGTCCGTTCCAATCGGATTAGATCGCCTTTCCATAGGGCATGATCTTGTAGGTGGCGGAAACTTTATGAACGGCTATGTACAAAAGTTGCTTTATTGGCCGCAGCGTTTGATTAACGCTGAAGTGCAAGCATTTTCAAAGTAGGAATTAAACCATGAGCCTTACCAAAGCAACATATTCAATGATCGACGGATCACCACTGAACGTGCTTGACTATGGAGCAACTGGCGATGGTACGACCAACGACAGCACCGCTATTGTAGCTGCAATGACGGCTGCTTCGGCGGCCAAAAAAAGCGTATTTTTCCCCGCAGGAACATATCGCCTTCTTACTGCGATTGAACTTCTGTCCGACATATCGTTTGTTGGCGAACCGGGGAGCCAAATCTTTTTTGATCCGGCTATGACTGTTGGAACCGTAATTGGCGGGACGGCGCGGGCAATGTACGCCCAGAATAAAAGCAATATCACGTTTGAAAATTTGCGTTTTTACAGTTCGGCCACAAGCGTGACGAAGCCGATCACCATCTGCTTTGAAAATCAAACAACTCTTAACATTTACAACTGTCAATTTGATACGTTTGGCGACGCGACATATTACGCACAAGGAATTATCCTATACGGAAGTTCAAAAGTTCGCATTGAAAATAGCCGCTTTTTAGATTGTTCCGGTGATGGCGCCGCCTTTTCAAATAGCTGCAACAACCTTGTCGTAACTAACAGCGAGTTTAGCGACAATAGCGATTGGGGTCTTGCGCTTTCCATCGGGTGTTATGACGCTATCATCGAAGGCTGTCTGTTTAAGAACAACGTATCAACCGCAACTGGCGCTGATCGCTGCCGTAAGATTGCCTTTATAGGTAACACAATGGACACCAACGAACATGGCGTCCGCGTTGCTGAGTTTGCTAATACGGCTGAATATAACCAGCAGATTACCGTTGTTGGTAATAACATCACTAACGTCGGTGTTGCAGGCATATCTATTGAAAATCTATACAGCCCGTTTGGGCTAGTTAGTGTAAGCGGCAACACGATCACCGGGTCGTCTAACCAAGGTATCCGCGTCATCAACGCCGCGAACGTGTCGGTTATTGGAAATACTATTCATTCTTGCGCTGCCGACGCCATTCTTTTTGACGCGCTGGACGCTGGGTTTACGACAGGACTTTCTACTGTAATTGGAAACGCCATTGATACTTGCACATATGGTGTACATCAGATCGAAACTGCGGGAACAACTGCACCCATAACCGTTGTAGGCAACCGCATTTCAAACGCCAGCACAGCAGAGACCGCCGGCATATCATCAGCCGCTTTTGAACTGATTGATGGTAGCAAAAGCACTAGCTACATTAATTTTTCTAGGGCAATTAGTTTTCCGTCAGCTATTATATCGTCTAGCGCAACGGCGGGGGCAAATGCTGTTCCTGCAAACGCATACACGTTTTTGCCCGTCTACATTGACGGGGTTCAAAAAAAGATAGCTGTTTATAACGTATAAGGAGACGTAAAAATGAAAGTTGGCCAGATCGTTACGCTTATCGACGAGATCGACTGCATTGTTCCAGCCGGAACGTACGTTGTTTCTAAAGTCAATTCGGATGGCTCTTTTCATGTTGGCGGCAACACCGCCGTATGGCCACATAGAATTGAAAAATAACTAAGATTGCCAGCCTGCAACAAATGTTGTAGGTTGGCCGTTAACCGTACTGATGCGGAACATCAGGTGACTTGAAAGGGTCAAACCACATGGACGAAAACGTCCCTATTGCAGCGGAAGTGCCCGCGCCAGAACTGGAAGCCACGGCAGCAATCCAGCCTGAAGAAAACACGACGCCGGAAGAGCAGCCTGTCGAACAGGAAGCACCGAAGTCCTTCACACAAGAAGAACTTGATGCGATTGTTGGCAAGCGTCTCGCAAGAGAACAGCGCAAATGGGAGCGCGAGCAGGCCCAACGGCTCGAAGAGGCGAAGTCTCGTCAACAGGCACAGCCCGTTGCAGACATCACTCCAGAGCAGTTTGATACTTACGAAGATTACGCCGAAGCCTTGGCAGAGCGTAAAGCGGAAGAGTTGCTATATCAGCGGGAAACCAAGATGCAGCAACAGGCATTGCTCGAGCAGTATCATGACCGTGAAGAGACAGCGCGGGATAAATACGATGACTTCGATCAAGTCGCGTACAACCCCAACCTTCCCGTCACGGAATACATGGCCCAAAGCATCCAAGCCTCGGATATTGGCCCAGATGTCTTGTACTATCTAGGCTCAAACCCGAAGGAAGCAGATCGCATTGCCCGGATGTCGCCGATCTTGCAAGCTAAGGAAATCGGGAAGATCGAAGCCTCTATGGCTGCAAATCCGCCGGTTAGAAAAACTTCAACCGCCCCGGCACCGATTGCTCCTGTCACGCCACGTGCCAATGGCACACCCGCGTACGACACCACCGATCCTCGCTCGACTAAGTCGATGAGCACGTCGGAATGGATCGAAGCGGAACGGCTACGGCAGGTCAAGAAGTACGAGGCACAACGTAACCGCTAATTTAGGGCTTTAACCATGTCTAACTCAATTCTTACTATTGACATGATCACGCGGAAGGCTCTCGAAATCCTCGAGAACAACCTCGTGCTCACACGTAACGTCAACCGCCAGTATGACGACAGCTTTGCCGTCGAAGGCGCCAAGATCGGCTCCACGCTGCGCATTCGTCTGCCTGACCGTGCTCTCGTCACCGACGGTGCCGCGCTTCAGGTGCAGGATGACAACGAACAGTTCACAACGCTGACCGTTGCCAACCAGAAGCACATCGGCGTGAACTTCACGACCGCTGAACTGACGATGCAGTTGGATGACTTCGCCGAGCGCGTTCTCAAGCCGCGTATTTCGCAGCTTGCGTCCAGCATCGACGCTGACGTTGCAAACGCATACGCCACCATCGGCAACTCGGTCGGCACGCCGGGCATCACGCCCGCCACGTCGCTCGTTCTGTTGCAGGCGCAGCAGAAGCTGAACGAAAACGCCGCTGTGATGTCGCCGCGCTACGCGACGGTCAATCCGGCTGCAAACGCTGGCCTCGTCGAAGGTATGAAGGGTCTCTTCAACCCCACCGACACGATCAGCAAGCAGTTCAAGAACGGCATGATGGGCATGGGCGTGCTTGGCTTCGACGAAGTCAACATGTCGCAGTCGATCAAGCAGTTCACCTGCGGCACGCGCGATGCAACCGGCGGTTCGACCTCGGCTGCTGTCACGTCTGAAGGTGCAACGACCATCGCCATCACCGGCGCTGGCGCGAACGACACCGTCAAGGCTGGCGACGTGTTCACGGTTGCTGACTGCTATGCTGTCAACCCGCAGACCCGCGAAAGCACAGGTTCGCTGTTCCAGTTCGTGGCTCTCGCCACGGTTACGCTGAACGGCTCTGGCGCTGGTAACGTCACGGTTGCTCCGATGTATTCGGCCAACCACGCGCTTGCCACTGTCAACGCTCTGCCGGGCAACGGCAAGGCTGTTGTGTTCGTCGGTGCTTCGGGCGGCCAGTACGCTCAGAACCTCGTCTACCACAAGGACGCCATCACCTTCGCCACCGCCGACCTTCTGCTTCCGCAGGGCGTCGATATGGCGTCGCGTCAGGTGCATAACGGCATCAGCTTGCGCGTTGTTCGTCAGTACGACATCAACAACGACCGCCTGCCTTGCCGTATTGACGTTCTGTACGGCTACAGCACGATCCGTCCGCAGATGGCTTGCCGTATCTGGGGTTAATCTAATAACGGCCCCGGCTTTGGTCGGGGCCAACTTTTACAAGGATTACTATCATGGCTCTTCCTAATGGTGCTGGTGGCTACCAGCTTGGTGATGGCAACCTGAACGAAGCTACGCTTGGTGTTCAGGCCATTCCGACCGCTTACACAGCGGCTGCAACTCTGACCGTGCTCGATCTTGAGCAGGGCATCATCGTCTACACGTCCGGCAGCACCGCCGATCTGGCTCTGCCAGCCGTCACAGGTACTTCTGGCGTTGACGCTGAAATCAGCAGCGCAAAAGTCAACTCCAGCTTCGACATCTCGTTGGTCGCAACCAGCACGGGCGTCCCGACGCTCACGGCCGGCACAGGCTGGACGCTGGTCGGTTCCGGTGCTGGCGTTGCAAGCAAGTCCGTGTTGTTCCGCGCCGTGAAAACCGGCGACGGCACGTACTCGCTGTACCGCATCGCTGGCTAATGGGTCTGCCCCGGCTTAATGCCGGGGCAACCTTTTCAGGAGGTTATTATGCCTAACACTAAAGCAGTAGGCGTTGCTTACGCTGATCCTGAGTTTGAAAGCGTCACTGTTAGCGGCGCTATCGTCGCCAATGGCGGTGTGGTTGCTTCTGTAATCGAAACAACAGGTGACGAAGTAGCCGCCAATCTTAACGCAGGCGTTTACATTCTCAGCACGGCGATCACTGCCAACTCCACTCTCACTTCGGCCCCTGTTGGTTCGCTTGGCATTACGACCAATGCAACTGGCCGCGGCAAGCTGTTCTACGCAGACGGCACGAAGTGGCAGTTCATGGCGATCAGCTAATACGGTGGACGGCCTTCGGGCCGTCCATTTTAAGGATTTTTTATGGCTGTCATTTACATGGTTCATCCGACGCACGGAGCCAAAGTCGCTATCTCTGAAGATGAAGCGAATTATGATGAAACATACGGCTGGATGCGCTATGATCCTGACGAACCAGCTTTCGAGGAAGAAGAAGAAGCGGAAGCTGTCAACGCATTGGCACCGCAACCCAGCGGACGCCGACGCGCAACGCAGGAAGGTTAACCGATGGCGACAGCCGGTGACATTATTAACGGCACGCTACGTTTGCTAGGCGTTTTAGCGGAGGGTGAGGTTCCTTCGGCTGAAACGTCTCAGGACGCATTGGCGGCGATGCAACAAATGATCGACAGCTGGAATACGGAACGGCTGTCGGTCTTCTCCACACAAGATCAGGTGTTCACATGGCCCGCTGGCCTGCTGAACCGCACACTCGGACCGTCTGGCGACTTCGTCGGCAACCGCCCCGTGCTGCTTGACGATGCTACATATTTCAAAGACCCCGGCACCGGCGTCAGCTACGGCATCAAATTCATCAACCAGCAGCAGTATGATGGCATCGCGGTCAAGACCGTCACGTCCACATACCCGCAGGTTATCTTCGTCAACAACACGTTCCCAGACGTGGACATGTACGTCTACCCGCGCCCGACGCGCGACTTGGAATGGCACTTCATCTCGGTCGAAGAGTTGACGCAACCCGCAACGCTGGCAACTCAACTGCACTTCCCGCCCGGCTATCTGCGGGCGTTTCGCTATAATCTTGCGTGCGAGATGGCACCGGAGTTTGGCGTTGAGCCAAGCCCGCAGGTGTCGCGCATTGCGATGACATCTAAGCGTGACCTCAAGCGCATCAACAACCCTGACGACATCATGTCGATGCCGTACAGCCTTGTGGCGACGCGTCAGCGGTTCAACGTCTACGCGGGTAACTACTAATGAAGACGCCGATCCTAGGGTCGGCGTATGTCGCGCGCAGCGTCAACGCCGCAGACAACCGCATGGTCAATCTGTTCCCCGAGATCGTTCCCGAGGGCGGCAAGGAACCAGCGTTCCTCCAACGCGCGCCGGGTCTGACCGCGCTGGCCACCATCGGCATCGGGCCGATCCGCGGGCTGTGGCAGTTCGGCGATTATGGCTATGCTGTCTCAGGAAATACGCTGTACCAGATCGACAGCAACTGGACCGCCGTCGCTAAAGGGACTGTGGCGGGCAGCGGCTCGGTCAGCATGGCTGACAACGGTACGCAGCTATTCATCGCGGCCAACCCGCAGGGTTACATCTATAACTCAAGCACCGACGTGTTCCAGCAGATCACCGACCCAGACTTCCCCGGCGCGGTGACGGTTGGCTACATCGACGGCTATTTCGTGTTCAACGAACCTAACAGCCAAAAGATTTGGGTGACGCAGTTGCTCGACGGCACCAGCGTCGATCCGCTGGACTTTGCCAGCGCTGAAGGCAACCCAGATAATGTGGTCGCTATCTTCGTCGATCACCGCGAAGTATGGGTTTACGGCACCAACTCGACCGAAGTCTGGTACGACGCTGGGTTGCTCGACTTCCCGCTGACCCGCATTCAGGGCGCGTTCAACGAACTTGGCTGCGCAGCCCCTTACAGCATCGCCAAGATGGACAACCAGATTTACTGGCTCGGCAAGGATGCCCGCGGTCAGGGTATGGTCTATCGGGCCGCAGGCTACATGGGCCAGCGCATCTCAACGCACGCCATCGAATGGCAGTTGCAGGAATACGCTAATCTTGAGGATGCGGTCGGTTACACGTACCAGCAAGACGGCCATAGTTTCTACGTTCTGAACTTCCCGACCGCCAACACCACATGGGTGTTCGATGTGGCGACCGGCGCATGGCATGAGCGGGCGTCGTTCCAGAATGGCGCGTTCAACCGTCACCGTGGCAACTGCCAGATGTTCTACAATGCCACAAATGTGGTAGGCGACTATCAGAACGGCAAAATCTACGCGTTTGACCTGAACGTGTACGCCGACGATGGCGCACCGCAGAAGTGGCTACGGTCATGGCGCGCGCTGCCAACCGGCGCTAACAATCTTGCCCGTACAATCCAGCACTCCATGCAGCTAGACTGCGAAACAGGCGTCGGGTTAGTGCTGGGCCAAGGAAACGACCCGCAAGTTATGCTGCGCTGGTCGGACGATGGCGGCCACACATGGTCGAACGAACATTGGAAGTCGATGGGCAAGATTGGCCGGTCGGGCTATCGCACGATTTGGCGTCGCCTTGGCGCGACGATGAAAATCCGTGACCGCGTGTACGAACTGTCCGGCACTGACCCTGTGCGCATCTACATCATGGGGGCGGAATTGCTCCTGAGCGGGACGCGTGCCTAATGGCGTATTCGCCGATCAACCCTACACAGCTTACACCGCCCCGCGTCGCGTTTATTGACGAACGATCCGGCGCGATTAGCCGTGAATGGTATCGGTTCTTTCTGTCGCTGCTGACAGCGACGCAGGACAATCAAGACGAAACGTCGCTTGCGCCTGACACCAATGCGTTGTTAGCGTCGTATGACGCCATGTTGGGTGAGTTGACGCAGACGGTAGAAAGCGCCCCTGATTGCTGCACGGCTACAGCGGGCGTGGATGCTAAGGTCAACGCTCTGGCGCAGACTACAGGCGTCTTACCGCCGACGGCTACAGAAGATGACATTGCAGTCATTCAGTCGCAGTTGCAGGCGCTGGCCGTAGCGCCACCACCCAAGGAATACCGCACGCCTCGCTACGGGTCGTTCTACGATACGACGACGCAGACGGCAGCGGCGATCAATACCGCTTATGCGGTTACGCTCAACACTACCGACTTATCCCAAGGCGTTTATATTGGATCGCCAACGTCGCGGATATACGTTGACCGCCCAAATGTTTACAACGTCCAATTCTCCGCACAGCTTGATAAAACGTCTGGTGGGGTGGGGCTAGTCTGGATTTGGCTACGCAAAAACGGTGTGAATGTGCCCGACAGCGCGGGGCAAGTGCGTATTCAGGGCAATGACGCAGAACTTGTGTCAGCATGGAATTATCTGGTTCAACTTAACGCTGGTGACTACATTGAAATTATGTGGGAAGTTGACGACACTTCCGTTCAAATATTGTATGACACCGCAACAGCCGTGCATCCGGCAGTGCCGTCTATCATCCTGACGGTGAGTGATAACATCAGCGCCATGGAGGTTTAAGATGGCCGTTACTATTAGCAATATCATCCCAGCGAAGACCGCTGAGAACGCACAGACGACGCAATACACGTCCAACGGCGTGCAGACGATCATCGACAAGTTCACGGCGACGAACTACAACACCGCCGCCGCGACGATCAGCGTTAATCTTGTCTCGCCTGCGGGCAGCACGGGCAACGACAACTTGATCGTCAAGACCAAAACGCTTCAGCCAACCGAGACGTATACGTTTCCTGAACTGGTTGGCCATGTGCTACCCAGCGGTGGTTTCATCTCGACAATCGCTGGCACGGCGTCCGCCATCAACATTCGTGCGTCGGGCCGTCTGGTTAGCTAATGCGTATCTAGCGTTCGGATTATTTTAGGTATATACAAACGCCGCAAAGGAAAAGTTTATGGGTATTCTTAGCGACATTCTTAAAGTTGGCGGGTCCATTGTCGGCGGCGTTTTGGGGTCGTCAGCGTCTAAAAAAGCAGCATCGGCCCAAGAACAGCTTTCGCGTGAAGGGCTTGCTCTTCAGCGTGAAATGTTCGACCGCCAAGTCGCTCTTCAGGAACCGTTCCGTCAAGGCGGCATGACTGCCCAGAACCAGATCATGCAGTTGCTCGGCATTGGTGGCGATCAAGCTGCGCCCGGCTACGGTAGCCTTGCTAAGTCGTTTGGCATGGATCAGTTTCAGAAAGACCCCGGTTACGCCTTCCGTCAGTCTGAAGGTATGAAGGCACTTGAGCGTTCGGCAGCGGCGCGGGGCGGTCTGTTGTCGGGCGGTACGCTGAAGGGCATTCAGCGTTTCGGTCAGGACTTGGCCAGCCAAGAATACACCAACGCATTCAACCGTTATCAGGTCGAGCGCGCTGCGCGGCTGAACCCGCTGCAATCGCTGATGGGTTCAGGTCAATCGTCTGCAAACGTTATGACCGGCACCGCAGGCCAGTTTGGCCAGACAGGTGCCAATACGCTGTCGAACATCGGCGACATCCGTGCGTCAGGATATGTTGGGTCTGCGAATGCGCTGACAAACGCTTTGTCTGGCGTCGGCAATTACTTTGCAGATAAAGATACGCTGGCGTCCATTCTTAAATCACCGAAATACATGAACGACTAATAACCCGCGAGGTCTGAAATGCCGTCCAACCCTAATATCGCGCTGTCTGTGAAAGCACCGCAGTTTCGCGGTCCGCTTGAAACATTTTCGCGCGTTCAACAGATCGCTGCCAACAATATGGCGATGCAAAAAGCGCAGCGCGAAGCGGCGGCGGCTAATGCAATGCAAACATATCTGAAAGGCGGCGGCAAGTTAGAGACAGCGGCAGATATTCAGGCGGCGGCGCAGGCTGGCGTAGACCCCAGCGTCGCGCAAAAAATTGCAGAGCAAAACCTTAATCTCGGAAAATTCGGCGTCGAGCAGAAAAAGATTGCCACGGAACGCCTTTTCAATCGTCTCGGCGCAGTGGCGCGCGCAGGTGAACTGGGTAGCGACGCTGAATGGGTTAATTGGCTGAATGATTACAGCCAACTCGGTGACGAAGAGTTTCGCGAAGCGGGCGCGTTTTTGAATATGACAAAAGGTCGTTACGACCCTTCTGTCGTAAAATCGCTTATGGCGGGCGCTCCAGAATACTTTAAGAAGACAACGCCGCAGGCGCAGGCCGAGATCATACAGAATGAAGCGGGCGACTTCTTTGAAGGGCGCATCGGCGGTGTTACGCCGGGTGGCGCGTATAGGCTCGAAGAGTACGAACAAGAGCAAGCCCCGACGCCTACAGGCAAAGTTGAAGTCGGCGAAGCGACGTTTGTGGATGGCGGCGTAGGCGGACCTGTTAGCGCCGATGATGCAGAACGCTTTATCCAATCATTTCCAAAAGAAGCGCAAGCCGCTATCCGTCAGCGCATCAACGAAGGCGCTCTGGGCAATATCCCGATGGGGTCGCCCGTTTCGACGCAAAGCCTTGTCGCTGGCGAACGTGGTGGTGTGGGCGGACCGCTTGAAGGTTATGTCTCTACAGGCCGTCAACTTCGCGGTAGAAGTCCTGTGCAAGGGCAGACGCCCGGCATTTACGGCGTCCCGACCACCGATGTGGCGGCAACGGCAAAGGCGCAACGTCCAACTCCGGCGGAAGCTGGCGCTACGCGGGCGGCGATATTAGAGGCAGAGCGCGTCGCAAGGCTTAAAGCTGGACCGGCGCCATTGACACCGGCTGAACAACGCATTCGCCGCGATAAGTTGGCTGATGATTATGCTAAGGCGCAAGGGATTATTGATAAAACATTTGATCCCGTGTCGGGCGTTACGGCAGCCGTTGCCAAAGTCAAAAGTCTTTCGCGCCCACAAAAAAATGCTATTTTAGGTTATACGGGCAAATTTCCGACGCTCACTGCTTCGACGAGAGCCGCGGATACAGCGATAGAAAATCTTCGTGGGATCGTCACGGACTTGGGCCGTACAGCTGCTGCTGCTGCGGGCGCCGTCGGTCCTATGGCCGTTCAAGAATGGAAGATATTGGCGGACCAAGTTGCGACGCTTAATCTTGTAGATATGGAGCCTGAAGACTTAGACAGGCAAATGAATATAATCGAGACGCGCGCAAAAAATATCGCTCGGTTAATTTCAGATACGTACCAAAAGCAGTATATTAACGAACTTAAAGAAATGCCTGAGTTTAAGCTAAATGTCCCTAGCACGGGCGCGGCACGGAATACGTCGGCTACAGGTAAAAAACTTCCGCCGATTTTCACGCCGGATCAAGCACGTAAAGCCCCCAAGGGGACGCTATTTCGCACCACAGACGGTCGGACTATAAGGAAAAACTAATGGCGACTGATCCTTACGCCGGACTAGGTACGGTTGTAACCAAAAAGCCAAACCAAGACCCATACGCGGGGCTTGGCCAAGTGCTTACGCCGACCACAGCGCCGGTGCCAAGGCGGACACTATTGGAAACTGGCACCGAAGCTGTCACCAACATTCCGGCAAGTGCCGTTCAGTTTGGTAAAGGCATCTTTGAAGCTATCACAAGCCCTGTCCAAACGTCGATGGGGCTGCTTGATCTTGCGGCGGGTGCCTTACAAAAAGGTGCGGGCGCCGTACTGCCGCAGCCCGTCATGGACTTTATCGCCAGCATCGACAACCCTGAAGCAGCGCAGCGCGCAGCGGACACCGCCAATCAGTTTGGCGGCATGTACGCCAACCGTTACGGTTCTGTTGATAAAATCAAAAATACCATCGCAACCGATCCCGTTGGTTTTGCGGCAGATTTTTCGACGATCTTGTCCGGCGGCGCTGGCGCCGCATCCCGTTTAGGTGCACCGCGTGCGGCTGCTCGATTGTCGCGGGGTGCCGAAATTACAAACCCAGTAAATGTGCTGCGTCCGGTTGGGCGGGGCATCACTAAAATTGCTGAAAAGGCGCCGCTGGCCATCGCAAACGTTATGGCACCGAAATCAGCGGCGTATATGGAAGCCGCCGAAGGCCGCGGCAACGAACTGATACAGCAGTTGCGCAGCCCGCAAAACGTAATGGTACCCGGCAGTATGCCGACAGCAGCCGAAGCTGCATCGCCATTGGGCTTGACTAAGTTTTCGGCGATGGGCGAAGCGGCAGCTAAGGCCGCTCCGTCTGAATATCTTACGCGCGCTACTGAACAAGAAGCGGCGCGTTTGGCTGGTATTCGCTCTGTAGGGCGCACGCCTGAAGATTTGGCTGCGCTTCAAAAAGGTCGCGCATTAACCGGCCAACAAAAATATGGCGCGATTGAAAAGAACATTGTCGAAGTTGATGATACGTTCCGCGCGCTGACGCAGCGTCCGTCTATGGATAAGGCCATGAAACGCGCGGCTGAAATTTCTGCCGAACAAGGTGTACCATTCCAGATTGGGCCTGACATTCGCCCCGGTTCAATGGCTGGTATGGCGACACCGGGCAGCCCCGCGCAGTATTCTGTCCAAAGTCTTCATAACCTTAAGACGGCTATGGATGACATCATCAAAGACCCTGCGACGTTTGGTATCGGCGCGAACGAAGCACGGCTTATGGGCCGCACACGCGATCAGTTGATCAAGTGGATTGAAAGCAAGGAGCCGGGCTATAAAACCGCCCGTGAAACTTTTGCCAAGCAAAGCCGCCGGATCAATCAGACGGAAGTCGGGCAGTTCCTTGAAGGCAAACTAACATCGGCGCTCCCCGATGTCGCCGAGCGTGCGAACGTATTTGGTGCCGCCGTCAAAGAAGCCCCGACGACGATTAAGCGTGCGCTGACAGGCGAAAGCCGTTACCAACAGCTTACTGATCTACTTGAGCCGCATCAGGTAAAAGTAATCAACGCCGTCCGAGATGATCTGGCGCGCAAAGCGACGACTAAGGTTCAAGCCCAGAAGGGCGCTGCCGCTGCGCCGCGCGTTGGCCAGCTAGCAAAACAAACTGGCGAAATGCCGCAGTTCCTAAACCGCGTCGCTACGATTGCGAATACAATCTATAATCGTTTGCAAGGCCAGATTGACCGTAAACTTGCTATCGAAATTGCGACTGAAATGCTTGACCCGCAAGCCGCTGCGGCTGCGCTTGAGAAGGCGATGGTTCGTGAAGAACTTGCTGGCATGACAGGCCGTGGTGCGGGTGCCGTGACAAGGGCTGCGGGCGACGTGCTTACCTCGACGCCAGCCAAGGTCGGCGGTCAGTTCCAAAACATCATGACGCAGGCCGAGAACCGGAACGCGATGGTGCAAAACCAGTTCCCGCAAGTCAACGAAGAAGGCGCGCCGCTTCGGTCTATTGGATACTCGTTCGACGAAGAAGGCAATGAGTACGCCTACCCGATCTATGGCGTTGCGCCAAAACGCAAGCGTAAGTGAGACGACAGTGAGCACCATCGACCATACCGAAGCCCGGCTGAACACACATGAGGAAATCTGCGCGTTGCGTTATGAAAGCATTTGCGCTCGACTGAAGCGCCTTGAAAACATGGGTGTGTCTGTGGCTGGCACGATCATCCTGCTGTTGATCGGTATTCTTCTGGCCCTACTGGGGCTGAAATGAGCATCATCCTTGGCCAGCGGTCGCTGGCGCGGCTTGAAGGTGTGCACCCTGATCTGGTGCGCGTCGTTAAGAAAGCCGCTGCCATGTCCGATCTGGACTTCACGGTGCTGGAAGGTCTGCGCACGATAGAACGTCAGAAAGAACTGATGAAGAACGGCGCGACCAAGACCATGAACTCGCGTCATCTGACAGGACACGCCGTCGATCTGGCGCCCATGATCGGCGGTAAAATATCTTGGGATTGGCCGCTCTACAATCGGCTGTCCAAGATTGTGAAGGTCGCTGCGGCGGCTGAAAAAGTGCCGCTCCAATGGGGCGGTGATTGGCGAACTTTCAAGGACGGCCCGCATTGGGAATTGCCGTGGAAGTTTTATCCGAAAGGAAAATAATATGTTTAGCAAACTCGCAGGTAAGAAAACATACATCGTAGCCGCTCTGGCTGCCGCAGGCGCAGTCGCGCAAGCGTTCGGGTATGTCATTCCCGAATACGTGTTTATTCTGCTTGGTGCGGCTGGCTTCGGCGCGGTGCGTTCTGCTATTGGGCGCTGATTAGCTTCTCAATATACCATATCGCTTTGCGGTATTCTTGAGCCGCGTCGTCTTTATGTCCGGCGCGGCTCAAATATTTTAACGCATTCCCGCGTAGGAAACCGCGAAACTCTTCAGGCGATAGCTTGGCCCTTAGATATTCAATCGTCTCAATGCCGCCGACCTTGTAATGGTCGGGGTTGATTGCGTCCTTGAGCGCCAACTCTTTGGCCCATGATCCGGGTTCTGATTGATCGTCGATCATTGCTTTATCTGCTCCATGATAGCGGCGCGTTCGCGTGCGGCGCGCAGGGTTGAGAACCGTTGATGCAGACGCCGGACGATAGCCGGACGCTTATGCACCCTAATCTCTTCTTCTAAGAGGCTGGTGATCTGCGCCTCGTCCATCTCGGTCAGCATCTTGCAGACCTTATGCCATGTTAGTTTAGCCATTTTTCAATTCCTCAATAGCCGTATCGGACACCGCGCGCTTGTCGTGCAGCGCCGCCCAGATGCGTTCGTCGATGGTCTTTTCCGTCAACATGACGTAAACCCAAACGTCGTTCGCCTGACCACTGCGGTGCAGGCGCCCAACGGTTTGTTCGTATAACTCCAGCGACCACGGCAGCGACAGGAACACCATGTGGCAGCCGCCGTGTTGGAGATTAAGCCCGTGCCCAGCCGACTTGGGGTGGACGAGTAGCAACTCGACTTCGCCCTTGTTCCAACGTTCGATGACGTTGGCGTCGTCAATCGTCTGAGCGTGTGGGAAGCGGCGCTTCAATTCGGACAATTCTTCTTGATAGGTATAGCAGATGATCGTGTTCGCCCGCTGGTTCTCGGCCAGCAACTCTTCCAGCCGGTCGAACTTATGGCTGCTGAACCAGATCGACGGTGCGGCGCTCTCGCGGTTGTAGACGAACCCTGACGCCATCTGTTGCAGCTTGGTCGTGACCGACGCTGCGTTCTGCGCGATGACGCGCTCGTCGCCGAAGCGCACGACATACTCGGCTTTCATTTTCTGGTAGGGTAGACGGTCGGCCAGAGCGCAGCGCACCTCGACCACATGGCATGGCGGCAGCTTGTCCTTATATTCGCCCGGCTCAAGGACGTAGGTCGCAGGGCGAATGCGCTGCATGACCTGTTCGAGCGCCAACGGTGCAGGCGTCCACTGGCCGAAGTCGCGGTTGATGCAGACGAAATACTGTTGCAGGAACGCGCCCTTCGACCGGCCCAGCAGCCCTTGGTCGATGATCTTGCACTGCCCGAAGACATCCTCAAGGCCGTTGGACGTGAACGATCCGGTCAAGCCCCAGCGGATGTTCAGCTTGGCGATGACCTTTTCCAGCGCCTTGAAGCGTTTGCCGGACGGGTTCTTCAGCCGTGTCAATTCGTCGAACACGATGCCGTCAAAGCGGTCGCAGTTATGCGCGACGGTCGGCAGGTTGTCGTAGTTGGTGACGACCACATCTGCGTCGCTGTCAAACGCTGCTTGACGCTGCTTGGGTGTGCCGACGCCAACGGCGACCTTCAAGCCGGGCGCCCACTTCGGTGCTTCGACAGGCCACACGTCGGTGCACACACGCTTGGGAGCCAGCACGATCCAGCGCCGAGCGTGACCATCGCGGATCATCTCGGCCATCGCCGTCAGCGTGATCGCAGTCTTGCCAGCGCCGACCGGCGCCAAGATCATGGCGCGGTCACGCTCGAACAGAAACGTCGCGGCGTCCTGCTGATAAGGACGCAATTCAAGCATGGCGGGCAAATGTACCATGCAGCTTTTCGCGCGCGCGCTGGGCTATAATCGCTGCTTCTTGTGGGTCTTCATAGCAGCCGTAATAATGCCGCCGTCCATCTTTAATGATACAGACCTGCCATTTTCGCCCATGTTTTCTAACATTTTTATACCCGCTGCTATTATTAGACCGGCGTTTTGCGTTGCATTGGTTTTCAGACACTGTCGCGGCGCGTAAATTTTCAATTTTGTTATTCGATATATCGCCGTCAATGTGGTCCACTATCGGCGGCGTCCATCCGTGATGATACGCGAATATAAGTTTATGCGCGACGAACAATTTTCGGTTCCATTGAATTTGCAAATAGCCACGTTGGTTAGGCGAGCCCGCAGGATCACCTATTTTTACGTTACGGCTAGGCGATACGCGCCAGCGTAAAACGCCGTCGTCATATGTAAATGCGGTGCGGACCGCGTCACGAAAAACGTTTAATCCAATCATCCACATCCTCCTTAGACCACAAGCACGCGTAGTGCTGGCGGGTATGCGTCATCTCTTCGGCGAAGATTTCCTGCAACGCCGACAGCCGACCGCCGGGCTTCTTCAGTTCGACGAACCAAGCCTGACCATTCGGCATACATGCGATGCGGTCGGCGACGCCGCGCTGCGTGACGCTGCGGAACTTATAGGCGTAGCCGCCCATCTGCTTGACGCGCTTCACGAAATACGCCTCGATTTCTTTCTCAGTCATGACCGACCCTTACGAAAATATTTTTTGCATTTCAACCTTGCGCAGCAATTTTTGTTGTGTATGATCGGCGATCCAAACAGTTCAGTGAGGTGAAGTATGCAACATTCGAGGATCGTTGGCGGATCGACCGCCAAGCGCGTCATCAACTGCCCCGGCAGTGTGGCGCTGGTGGACAAGATGCCGCCCAAGCCCAGCAGCAAATACGCAGACGAAGGCACGCTGCTGCACGATACCATTGCGGACATCCTGACGAAGGATATGCACCCTGCAGCTTATCTGGGTCGTAAATACGCCGAGATCGAATTGACGCAGGATTTGATCGACCGCAAGTTAGGCGTGGCGTTGGCCGCGCTGGATGAGATCGACCCGGAAGGAAACATGGATTATGCAGTCGAAAGTCAAGTGGGCTTTGGCGATCTTTTACCTGACGTGTTCGGTTCTACTGACCTTCTGGGCCGCATTGGTGATCGTGCTATTGTGCTGGATTGGAAGTTTGGCGATGGCGTCCCCGTCGAGGCGGAAGAAAACGCGCAGCTTCTCTTCTATGCTGCGGCTGCTGCACGCACGCCGAAGACGGCATGGGCGTTTAAGGACGCAACCGAAGTCGAACTGATCATCGTCCAGCCCCCAAGCGTTAAGCGGTGGTTGACGACGTTGGAGCGCGTTAGAGCGTTTGAGCATGAGTTGATCCAAGCGGTCAAGACAGCGATGAAACCCGACGCGCCGTTGGCGGCTGGCGACCATTGCCGCTGGTGTGCCGCCAAGCCGATCTGCCCTGTGATGACAGGGGCTGTAGATCGCGCCATCAAGGCCAAGATCGAACTGCTGCCGGTCGATCAGATCGCGCACTATC